ATAAGATTCTTTTAACGGATGTGTTAAATATCGATCCGAAGGGCGGGGCTAAATCTACGAAAAAATTAAAATATTTTGTTACAAGCCCAGATTTCGTGCGCATTAATGGTGTGCCGTATTTATCCGATGAAGATACGCGTGATCTTATCGGCTAACCGAGTTTAGGTGCTGGCCGTGCTGACGTACAACAATTATAAACAAGCAAGTGCGGTCAGTTTCCTAAATATTTCAAGGTGATTTTATGAATAACAGAATGGATAGTACTCAGCCTTTTGTTGCATCTATCGTTGCCTTTGTATCAGGGCTTACATTGAATGAGTGGGCAGCGATATTCGGTATTTTATTCGGTGCGGCATCAGTATGGATCGCTTACCGAAAATACAAAGAAGACGTACAAGCACGCAAAGATGAATTAGCCTACAAAATGTTAGCGGCAAAAATTGAAGCGAAAAAATTAGGGATTAGTGATGAGTAAAAAATTTGGCGCAATGATTTTATGTTCGGCAGCAGCTGTCGCAACCGCTTTTTTTACTCAGCAAAAAAACTTGCCAACGGAACAGCAAAATAAGGTCAGCCCACAAGCCGTTTACATGATTGTGAATTTGGAAGGCTGTATGCGTAATCCATATAAATGCCCCGCTGATGTGTGGACGAATGGGGTTGGAAACACACATAACGTGGATAAAACCAAGATTTTAACTATTGATGAAGTGGCAGCTGATTTACGCCGCAACATTAAAGAGGCTGAAAACTGTATCAACGCCGATTTTAACGGCAGAAAAATGAATCAAGGGCAATATGATGCCATGGTGTCTTTAGCCTTTAATGTTGGTTGTACCAATATTAAAAGTTATTACAGTAAAAAGCATCGTATGACATTGCCGACAACGATTTATCGTGCGGCAAAAGCAGAAGAGTGGAATGTAATGTGCAACCACATTACGGATTTTAATAAATCAGGCGGGCGTGTATTGAAAGGGTTACAACTGCGCCGAGAGAAAGAAAAAGCGATTTGTTTGGGGGAATAATGGGATTTAAAGCCTTATTTATCGGTGTATTTTTGATGGTGTTTGTGGGCTGTATTGGTTCCACCTTGCACTATAAAAAGCAAGCAGAAACCACCGCACTTTTACTTAAACAAAGTGAACAAACCATCGAACAAAATAAAGTGATGTTGCAACGGTATGAAACGCAAAATGCGGAATTGACCTATCAACTCAACCAAGCAAACAAAAAAGCCGAACAACGCCAGCAACAACTAAAGGACGTGCTAAACAATGCAGAAAATAAAATTTGGACTTATGGCCGCGTGCCTGATGATGTTGCTGGCGTGCTCAACCACCGCACCCAAGCCAAATAATATTCGGTTGATTTGCCCACAAACCACCGAATGCAGGGCATTAAGCGTGAATATTCGTACTAACGGCGATTTAGCAGAGAGTTTAAATAAGGCGTTAGATCGCCTTGATATTTGCACTACAGCTTACGTAGCTATCAATAAGTGCATCACCGATTTTAACAACCAAACCAGAAACAAAAAGGGAAACTAAAAATGGAAAAAACAAACGCACAAACTTTGTTAGATAAACTTACTGGCAATCTTAAAGATTCGGTCAAAGTCGATGTTGAAGGGGTAGAGTTCACATTTCTTCGCGACAACAGCGCATATGATCAAATGATGAATGACATTACGACTGACAATAAGGTGACCCCAATCAAAGATTATCTACTTGCGATTGTGGCACGTGAGCAAAAAGAAGATTTGTTAGCCATCATTAATGTACCGGGTCTTGCAGGTTTGCTTGCGGGTAAAGTGAATGAGGTGTTAGTACCGAAAATTAATATTACGGTAAAAAACTAGCCTTGCGTGTGGATAGCATAGAGCGCAATGGCTTATCGCAAGCTATTGCGCTACGCATGCACTATCTACCACACGAAGATAACAGCGACTACAACTTAGCGCGCGCAATATGGTTAAATAAACAGTATTTCGAACAACAGGCAAATGCCGTGGCAAGCGGTATAGCCAAGGTATTTTAGGATTAAACAATGGCAATTCAGGGGCTTGAGTACATCATCAGCTTAAATGATCAGCTTTCCGCACCACTTAAAGGCGTGATGAAAACCATTGATGATTTAGGCAAACGCGGTGAAGATGCAATGCGCCGAATTGGTTTAGGCGCTGCAGGTGTCATTGCCACGGGTGCAGCGATGAAAAACGCCCTAGATCCCGCCATTGATTTTACGCGTGCGTTGAACGAAGTTAAAGCCACTGGGCGAGATCAAGCGGGTTTAGATAAAATCACTGATTTCGCCCTTGATTTTTCCGCCACTTATGGGGGCGCAGCAACGGACGTAGTGAATTCTACAAATGAAATTGCGCGCGCCATTGATGGCTTAAATGACAGTGAACTCATCGCCTTTTCAAGAGGGTCTAACATCCTTGCAAAAGCCACTGGTTCAGATGTTAAAGCCATGGGGTCGTATATTTCCCAGCTATACGGAATTTTTGGTGACGAGGCGGCCAAAATTGGTAAAGAAAAATGGGTTGAACAAATTTCAGCACAAGCCACTGTGACTGCGAATAAATTCAAGTCATCTGGCGAATCATTAATGCAGGCTTACACAAATTTAGGTTCGTCAGCGAAAGACCACGGCATTAAAACTGCAGAGCAATTTGCCGTTATTGGTAACTTGCAAAATGTGTTTGAAGGCGGGTTAGCCGGTACAAAATACGCTGCCTTTTTAAGTGGCGCGGTAAAAGCACAATCAAAACTGGGTTTATCTTTCCTCGATTCTCAAGGCAAGATGCTGCCGATGATTGATATTTTGGAAAAAATCAAAGGCAAGTATGGAGAGTTAAATTCCGAAAATCTCTATGAACTGCAAAAAGCCTTCGGTACGAAAGAGGCGGCACAAGTGATCAACAATCTTTTACCGAAAATTGATTCACTCAAAGCAGATATTGCAGAAATCGACAAAATGAAAACCCTTGATGATGCCATGGCAATTTCAAAAACTGTGACGGATTCATGGATGCGATTTACTGCCATTTTCCAAAATATCAAAATTGCCATTGGCACACAGATACTTGCAAAACTTGAGCCTGTGATGAATCGTCTTGCTGATATGGGGCAAGAATTTACAAATTGGTTGCGGACTTACAAGAATATTGCCCGTTGGATTGGCTATGCCGTGGGGGCATTAATTGGATTCACCGGTTTAACAGCCGCACTTACCTTGATGAGCGGTATTGTTTCGGCAATTGGTGTGGCATTTTCTTTCTTAGTCAGCCCAGTTATGTTAGTCGCAAGTGCTGTGATTGGGTTGGGTATTGTAATTTATAAATTCCGTTCTCAATTTATGGCATTTATAGCTGGCTTTACCGAAGGATTTAAAATGGCTGGGGTATCTTTCGCGCCGTTGTTTTCTGCCTTTGCGATTGTATGGAGTGCATTGCAACGCATCGGCTCAACTATTGGGCAAATTATTGGCTTATTCGGTAGTGCATCCGATTCGGCATATAGTTTCCAACAATTCGGCGTAGATATGGGCTATGCGTTAGGTACCGTATTTAATATCGTGCTTAATGCCGTGGAATTAGTCGCTCGTTCCTTCGGGTTTATGGCAGATGTGTTTGCTATTTCTATCGGTGCAATGATTGACGGATGGAATGCGATAACCGCACTTTGGGACAGTAACAAACCAATTGAAAGTTTCTTAAATATCGCATCGGAGTTGGGAAAGATTTTCTCAAGAGCTTTTAAAGGTATTGTAAATGCATTTACGGATGTCATTAATTTCATTATTGAAAAAGCGAACAATTTGCCAGGTATCAATATTCCGTTGATCCCTAAATGGGAAGACAGCGCTTTACCAATGAAGGGTAGTGCGACAGCTGTCGGTGCATCAATCGGTGCGCAAGCGTTACAAATGCAAAATCAAATTGGGACGTTGAATACCACATCGCCAAAATTTGAATTGAGCGAGCAAACGAAACCGCAATTTACCAAAATGCCAAGCGGATCGGTCAGCAAAGCTATTACACAAAACCAACAAACAACGAAAACGATTAATTACGGCGGTGTCACCATCAACAGCAACGATGGAAATAAAGTATGGCAAGAAATGCGCAATCGCGAACAGTTGGCCGCGGGGTGATGAATGGAAAAACTCTACCTTGATTTATTGATTACAGGCGAAGAC